ATGGGCTAAAGACATAATTCAAGACGCTTGTGATAATCAAGGCCATTATGTGATCGATGAAATAACAAAAAATATTTTAAATTCTATTGATCAAAAAAGACTTGAGGAGATTGTTAGCGTACATTGTGAAAACTTGGAAGAACACATTGGAAGTGATGAAAATAGATTAGGATTATTAATTAAAGTTAAGCCTAAAGAAGATTCTATTGCTAAAGTTACTATTAAAGATACTTTAAGCGTTTTATAAGTATTTTTTAAGGTTTCTATTGGCTATTTCACAAGTATCAATTAAGGCTCTATTGTATAGATAGCGTAGTTTTTCATGGCTACAATCTAAATAGAGCCGTTTTAAAGCCCTATAAGATTTTCTATGAGGAAAGTTCCTTAAATATAAAAGTTCTCTATTCTTCGGCTTTGTATCTATCATTAAAAGCAATATAAACTCATAGATACTTAATTGTTTTGAAGTTGGAATAATTTTTGGTCTAGCAATAGGTGTGTCCGAATTTTTTAATTGTTCCTTTGTTATTGGTAATTCTAGGATCTTAAACATACTAGGAGAATTTTTTGGAATTGGATTTGGTAGTTTATTATCAACCCATGAAGCGACCTGAAGAAATCTATCTAGTTGATCTATAGTTAATCTACTTGTTATCATTTTTGGCCTTATAGGTTGAATCTGACATATTAGTTGAATCTTGAGCCTTATAGATTGAATCTAAATATTCATTGAAACGATCTTTAGATAAATTCTTTTGATTTAGTTTTATTTGCTTTTTTAAATCATGTTGTTTTCTATTCTTAATTCTAGAGTCTTTAGCTAGTTTATAGTTAAAACTTCTATTTTTAACAAATTTAGACAACACCTTTTTTATTTTTTCATTTTGATCCATATAATATTATTTTCTATTAATTAATCTCTATATAAGAGGTACAAAAATTGACCCCTATAGGTCAAAAATTGACCCCCTAAAGTTTATTTTTAATAGGTATAACTTTCCCAATGTTGATATTATGTGAATAGTTTTTTTGTTGTGATTTTGTAGCTTTAATAATTTTAGACATTTTTTTTCGCCTACCATTATTAGTTCTTATAAATTCTTGCATTTGGTTTTTATCAAAAGTAAATCTATTAGGCTTCTTGAAATGAGGTTGATTCCTAGCTACAAGGCCAAAGTTAGCCAAACGATCAAGATATTTCCTTAATGTTACTTTAGATTGAATCCCAGTTCTTTTCATCAAATATGAGTTAGTAATGTTAATTCCATTTTTAACATTCTTAAATCTACTTATAAGGATAAATAGAAGTTTCTCATGACTATTTAAGTTAAGGTTGTCCAAAAGTTCAACATCGACTTTTTCAAAAGTCCAACTCATATAGCCACCTCTTTTAAAACCATGCCATAATTATTCACCCCAGTCGGTATTACTAAATTTTTTTTCTTAATAGGAATATTTTTTTTAAAAACGCTATAGTCAACGAAATGATGCCACCGATTAAAACGCCACACAACTTTAGCAACGTCAGGGTGTTGCTCTTGCAAGGATTTTGATTTGGCCATTACTCCATCCATATAGTCTAAATCATCGTTCTTATAGATTGAATCTGTGTTCCCACCCTTTAATCGCATCGTAGTAGCTTTCTCACTTAAAAAGGCGTTAAATTGTAAAGTACAATAACCAAGTTTAAGACATCTTATAGACAAATCTGTGTCCTCATTGTATTTTCCTCTCCAACGTAGGTCCAGTCGATTGTCAATTAAGATTGTAGAATAAATTCTAGTGTTAAATAAATAAGGTGGATATTTCTCACTAGCTATACAAAACTTACAATAGTTAAATCCACTTATCATGACATTTTCGTAACGATCCACAAAATCTTCCGCAGCCTTAAAGATTGCACCACTTTCAACAATGTTTTTAGCGTTACGATTTAATCTATAAAAATCATAAATATTGTCATCTATGATCCAATGCTTTTTCGCACCAATGCTTATAGAGTGATCCCAAACCCAATTTCTTGCAGGGATTGAGCCTTTACCTAAATTAGAAAATGGTAAAGTATAAATCTTTTTAGGGTCAATTACTTTTGCATATTCATCGTATTCTTGTGGCTCAACAACGATATGATAAGGAACTCCCATTCTTTCAAGCGTTTTAGAAGTTAATCGACTTTCCCAACGCCCTTTGCTAATCACATATATAGGATGTTTAGGATTCATCTTTGACATACCTCTTATTAAAATGGTTTTGGAATTTAAGTTTAGGATGCCAAATACTTTTCGTTTTATTATTTAGTTCTTGCCCTATTACTTTTGCGAAGTCTTGCAAATCTTCCTCACTTGCAAATCTTATTATTATTTTATGATAAGCCTCTTTTGTATATTGCTCAAACTCAGGCATACCATCCCATTCTTTTCGCCAATCTTCTTTTAATTCTTCTTGACCAAAAAGATTATTTTGTTTTTCTCTCTCACTCATTTAGTTCGTTTCCCCAGTGATCCCAACCTTTGTGTGTAAAATCTTGTCTAGCAAAGAGTTCAATTCTTGAAACATCGCCACATAACTCAACGATGCGATCCCTTATGCAATCAGGCTTTCTTGAGTGTTCTCTTATTTTATCAATGACAACTTGATGAACTTTACTAGAAATTCTTTTTGGCTTACCTTTTGTAGCAATTAAACATAACTCACTATTAGCTCTGGTCCAATAACCCAATCCCCAAAATAAACTATCTTTTAATTTATTTTTTTTGATCCATGCAAAGCCACAAGTTTTAAAATCAAAACCCCATGACTTAATTGTTTCTAAACCTTTGTCTAACATTGGGTAGATAACCCACATAAACAATATACAATCATCATCGCTTATAGATGTAATTGGAAGATTTTTAATATCTTCAAGACTCATTAAATCGTATTTAGGTGATTTAGCTCTACCTTTATTAGACCATGTTTTAAAATTCCAGGGTGGATCAGCGTAGATAATTTTATATTTTTTTTTTGGAAAATTAATCATGCTTATTAAACCTTAACTTTTCCATTTCTTGTTTTAATTGATCTAAAGTAAGCCCTGTAGATTTTTGACAATAATGTTCGGCACAGTAATCTTTACCTTGCTCAACCACATCGGCTTTTTTTTTGCACTTACAACAAAGCCTTTGGTCGCCATAAATATTAATTAAGTTTGGATTAATTCCATTTACCATCTTGCAAAATCTCTATTGGGGTTAAAATATCTTTAGGGATGTAATGACACTTTGGTCGCCCATTACCTAAATTAGTTAAATATTTATTTGTTCCTAAAACATGGCTTGAATTGATAAAGCCACAAATTTCGTAAATAGGTGATTTATCAATGACTAAAATGTAAATTTCGTTAGGCTTTGCACCTTTAGGTCTAATTATTAAACCATTATTTTCTTTTGGCATTTGACAACGAATTTGTAAATGCAAGTCATGATAAATTAGATCAGGGTTGTTGCCATGATTGACATGATAAGTAAATTCTATTTCTAATAATTTTGAACAAGCTAACTCTGCTCCACTACCACTTATTGATCTAGCAATTTTTTCATTTAAAGAACTTTTATATCCATGACCCCACTCTTGATTTAAACGCATTGACTCAAAAACTCTAGTCAAGCCATTATTGGCACTAGCCATCAATTCATATAAATCTAATTTTACTTCTTTCATAAGAGCCAATTTCCTTTTTCGTCTTGGCAATAAGAAGCAACAATTGGTTTGTTGTTATAAATATAAAATCCCCAGATCTCACCATTACCATCTTTAAATTTTGGGTTGTCATACCAAGTGGCTTTGCTTTCAAAAGCATCATCACAATTAGTAAAATTTTTTATTAAAATTTTTTCGTAAGTTAAGTTTGGGTTTGTTAATAAAACTAAAATTAAAAAGGATTTCATTTTGATAAATTCCTTTTTATGAAAGTGATTAGTTTTGGATTTTGTAAAAATACTTTACAAAACTCACTACCTATAAAAGTAGCGACTCCCTCCTCACCTAAATTTTTTAAACGAATCGCTGACTTATCGGCAATAAAATGAGCTATTTCATGTAGTAAAGTGTCAATATAAGAAATTTTTCCTAAATTTTCTTGAATCGCTATAGTAGATTCGTTTGGGTTGTAGTACCCATAGATCATCTCTTTTTTGGCTTGTTTATTGGATAATTTAATGATTTTAGCTTTAAAATTACGATATTTTATCTCTTTGAGGCTCATAATTGATAATAATGTTATAACTATAAATAATTATGTTGCAATTTATTTATGTTATAATATAGCTATAACATAATGATAATGGACAATATTAAAGGAGAGTGCTATGTATAGTGTAGATAATTTTAGCGATAACAAAATGTTTCAAAAAGATAAATTAGATAGATTGTTAAAAATACACAATGTATCTAGGGATCAAATTTTAAGAGATACATTAGGTAAAAATCCTAAAGATTTTTCAAATTGGAAAGTAAAATGGTCTAGGTTAATTAATAAAAAAGAAGATGATCCTGGTAATTTTGGGTTATTAGAATTATCCGAACTTTTAACTAGATATTTTAATAGTAGAGGACTCACTACCCAACCAATCCTTGCAAATTCATATTTTATTACTAAAGACACAATCATAAATGGATTAGGTGAACTTTTACAAAATGGCCAAGTTAGACCTTATACAAAAAAAGATGGTAATAAATTAAGCGTAATAGAAAAATGGAAAAATTATCAATATATTTATATGAGATTAGGTTCTTCATCAGGTGTCGTAAGATATTTTAGACCATTAACTCAAATAGAAAATGACGCTATTTATGGTTTATCAATAAGTAGAGAAAAAAAAACCAAAAAACTATTTGTTGGTTTTTTAAAACCTTTATCAAATGGATCATTTGACATTGTAGATAAATCAATAATTAGTGATGAAATTATTAATGTTATTGCAAAAAATATCACAATCGAAGCTTCATCAAGAATATCTGCAGCTAACTATCCTAATGACGATCAATGGCGATAATCTTTGTTATAAATAATCTATAATATAGTTGATATTAATTTATAATATGGGTATAAGATTTGTATATGACGAATCGCCCAAGACAAATTGGAGAATGTTATACAAATTTTGGCCTAAAACACACTTCTAAAAGCCAAAACACAATCCCTGACGATGTACGTTTTTTCAGATACGTTTGTCTAACACCTAAAGAAAAATCTAACCTACCTACTAATTGCTCATTCATTGGTGGAACTTTATCACATGAAGTTTTGCAAGAGTCATTGTGTGAAAATAAAAAAGTTGGAGATGTAATAGCTAGTGAAAAATTTAAAGAAAAAGTTGGAAAGTATGAGCCAATTAATGAAAAAGATAAAATAAAATTTGAGCATATTATCAAAAATATGAGTGCTTTATCAATAAATCATTTAACAAATATTGCATCATTACCTAGTCAAAAATGGGAAAATGAAAAAGAATACACACATTGGGATCAAAGAATTAAAACTTATTTTTTAGCTTATGTAGATTTAATTGGTGAGACTCATTTTGGAGATATTAAAAATGTTTTTGGAACTTTAGTAAAAACTAAGAGTGGATATTCTTATACTAAAAAGAAATGCCCTAAAGTACCCTTTCATAGTGATTGTTTGCAAATCGCTTTATATTCAAAACTATTACCAAAACATATTCCATTTTTAACTTATGCTAGTGATAGCGACCATGTAATTTTTACGCCTGATAATTGCATAGAATTAAGAAAAGAAAATTTAGAAAAATATTATGATGAATTAGTTTTATATCAAATGTGTTGGGAAAAAAAATTAGAACTAGCAAATGGCGATATAAAAACTTTAGCTTTACTATGTAAGCCTGACTTTAGTGAAATAAGAAAAAATGGTTTTTGGTGGAATGGAATAGAGCCTGACTTAATTGAAAGATTTAGAGGTTATTATGCCTGATATTAAACCAACTAATCAAACACAAAGTGGTCATACTTACAATAATCAATCTACATCTGTAACAACTAACGAAGCAAATGGGATTGTAAAACCATTAAGAGAAAGAGTTAAGGATTTAGAAGAAATTAATGAAGCACATCAAAAAAAGAATGGTCAATTAAGAGTCGAAATTCAAAACAAGGATAAAAAAATAGAAGAATTATTAGAGAGAATAAACAACCCACTAAAAAAAATGAGAGGAGATGGTGATTTATGAGTAATGAAAAAACACTAGAAAGTGCAATACAAACATTTAGAGATGGAATTAAACAAAGCGACTATGTAAAGCTTGGTGCAAAGGGTGAATATTTAACAGTTCCTTATCGTATTAAGTTTGTAAGAGAATATTTTGGAAATAGATTACAAATTTTAACATTTAGTAGTGAGTTGGCCAATGGCTCTACAAAATTTAGAGCAAGTGTATTTTTGGATGGCAAAGAATTAAGTGTTGGTGAGTCTAAAATGATGGTCAATAGAGATAAAGAATTTGAAAAAGCACAAACAGTTAGTATTGGTAGAGCATTATCTATACTTGGATTTATGGGTAATGAGATTGCAACAGCAGAGGAAATTGAGGATTTTGTAAAAGGTAAAGAAACAAAACCAATTGCTAAACCTAATGGAAAAGAAGTTGTTAAACAATTTAATGTTGAAGAATTTGCTAATGAATGGATTAGTAAATTAGAGCAACAAGCAAACTTATCAACTAGCATTAATAAATTTGAACAAGGTATTCAAAGTTTATCAAAAGAATACACAAAAGAATTAGAACAACTTTATCTTGATCCTATTCAAGACGTTAAGGTTGCTAATAAATACAACAAACTAAAAACTACAATACAAGAAAGAAAACCTAATGGACAATAAATACGATAATCAAATCGCACTTTGGAAAAGACAACCTAGAGAAAACGATAAACCTGGTACTAAATATCCACACTACACAGGTAAAGCTACTATCAATGGTCAACCTAAACAAGCTGCGGCTTGGTTAAACACCGATAAATCGAAAGACACCCAACCTGATATTAGTATCAAGTTAAGTGAACCAAACGCTAACAAACAAGAGGAAGCACCGTTCTAATGCAAAATGAAAGTGTAAATCCTGATCATTATAAAAAGGCAATCCAAACTTGCGATGCGATCTTGAGTCAACAAACACATGAAGAAAACATTGGTTACTTAAAGGGTGCTGGTCTAAAGCACCTTTTTCGTTTTGGTCAAAAACATGGAACTTCGATTGATAGTATCATTATGGATTTGGAAAAATGCCTTTGGTATTTAAAAAAATTATTGAATTACCTAAGAGCCTTAAAAGAAGATGGCCATGATATTAGGCAATCACAAGAAAACGTAACAAATTTATTTAAGGATAAAGACGAATGAAAATTAGAAATGGAAATGGAAATGGTCATCAAATCTATTTGAGTCAAATTAAGTTAGATGTATTGAAATTTATTAAAAGGTTTATTGAGCAACATGAATATAGCCCAACCTATAAAGAAATTTCTACTAAGTTTAAATTTTCTAGGGCTAGAGCTGGTGCAATTATATCAGAATTATACAAACTAAATTTGATTAGCAAAAGCAATCAAGCACAAAGAAACATTGAGTTAAGTAATAATCAATTGGAAAAAATCTCAATGCTTAAAGTTAATAAAAGTTATTCAACAATGGATTTAAGACGATGAGTAAAGTCGTAAAAGAAAGTTTTTATGAGGCCAATTTTAAGGTCGATGAGGAATTTGAAAGTGTGGAAAAAGCACATTTATCAAATAGCCCAAGTGAAAACGCTAGGGTTAAAGTTCTTGATTTAAAATTAGACAAATCAAGAATTAAATTAACTAACGATGAGGAGTCTAAAGAGGATGGCTTTAAGTAATAGTCTTATAAGAAGATATGCCAAACTTCAAAAATTGCATGACGAAATTATGAAACCAGCGAAGAATAAAGGTCGTCAATGTGTTCACACATTAAATGCAAAAAAGAAGTATGACAAAACTTATAGGCAAATTGTTGGCACAGAGAATGAAGATGCAAAATTCATTTATTCTAGTGGCTAATTAATAATGAACTTAAAAGTTGTAAAAAACTCTAGGCTACTTGTCCGCCAAATTTAAGGAGAGAGGAATGAATAGACCATACAAAGCTTACAAAAAAACAGAAGAAGAAACTAGACTCAATAAAGAGATAGGAAAAAAAATTAAAGAAGCAAGATTAAATCATGAAATTTTTGTCAAACATTTTGATAGAGAAACAAAAAATGTTTGGAAAAGACCAATAAAGAAATTGTGTACTCAAACTAAATTAGCAAAACAAATCGGCGTAACTTTCCAACAGATCCAAAAGTATGAAAAAGGACAAAATGGAATTAGCTCTACTAAGCTTTTAAAAATTAGTCGATATTTTAAAAAGCCACTTGATTATTTTACAAGTGGTGCAAACGAATTGTTAGGTCAAGACGTTCCACCTAATAATAACCCAACAGCTCCCTCTATAAATTAGAGCAATATGGGTAACTATAAAAGTGAGTGTCAATAAAATGTGAAAACAACTGATAAGTGCTTTGTAACCACTTATCTTTTATTTTGTTGTGTATGAGAGGGGGAGAGAAATCTCCCCCTTTTTTTTTATGTATTTTGTAATTTGGAAACCTAAAGATAAATTTACTCTTTTTTCAAACACCATATTTGCTTTAGAAAAAGAAGCTAGGGAGTTTGCACAAAAAAGTATTAAACGAAAAATAGAATGGGATGTAGTTCTCTATAATAGTGAGAACTACGATAAGTATTGGTACAAATAATTAATTACTAATTAGATAATAACTAAGTGCTACTAACTCTATAATAATAATAGCTTCTAACATTTTATTTCCAATTAA